AAAAATCGTTAACGATTGTGTCGTCATCATCATCCCATGCCCAAAAAACTCCAGCTACATCTTTATCTCCCTCTACATCAGAAATTTTTGTCATATTTAACTGTTGATTATCTTCTGCATATGCAGCTTTTTTAACATCACCTACATTTTTACCTTCTGGAATTTGACCGTCTGTCTTGTCTTGTTCTGTATAAAGTTCATCTGGATGAGACCAAACACATAAATCATCAAGGTTACTCATTACTGTGCCTTGATATATTGTTGGTCTTGCGGATTTATCAGTTTGAGATAAGCCTTTTATCTGTGACCATCTGCTTAAATGACCTCCGTTATAACTAACTGTTGAACCACTAACAGAGATATTTCCCTCGGAACTATTTCCTTGATAGAAAGTTATTAAATTGCCGTCATCATTCTGCCTATTGACCTCCATTGGAGAACCTGTTGCCCTTGTGATAGAAACAGAATCACCGTATCTAGCTGTAAAGCCTACATTTGTTCTACTAAACGATGAAGTCTGACACGTTGTCACATTTCTATTAGTACAAATACGCAACGCCTCTCCATCTGCTCCCCGAAGAAACATTGTTGAGCCACGCAAGGCAAAATCTTTTACAGCATTACTGGCATCATTCAAAACATCTAGACCAACCCCAGAACTAGCAACAGCAGATTGTATGCTTCCAATAGGTCTAACACATATTTGTCCGTCTGTTTCAGCCTTTACGTTAAGAACACCAACAGTACTTGTGTTTCCAATAGAAACCTGTCCTCCTGATAAAACATTTAATCTCTCTGTTCCACCTGTTGATATTTTTACAATATCTGTACCGTAAAATATTCCGCTATTTGCGTCAGCTCCTCTAACAGATGGAGATCCAGCAGATCCGTCAACCGATGCTATTCCTGTTGTTCCGTCAATCGTGATTGTCATGTTTAGAGTTTAGCGAGGAACAAGTAATTAGACAATTGTCCAAGAAGACGTTGAAGGTATTGTAACTGTAATTCCTGAGTTAATCGTTACAGGTCCAAAACTACCAGCATTACGAGAAGCAGTTAACGAATAAGCATGAGTTACTGTCTGTTGGTTTTCCCAGAAAACAGCGTTGTCTCCATCATCTCCACCTGTTGCTCCTTGTCCTGAGCCAATATCAGACCAAGCACCATTCTTATAAACTTCGACTTCATGTTCAGTGCTGTTATAACGTATATCTGCATTTGTAGGAGAGCCAGGTCTTTGTGCTGTGGTTCCTGCTGGTAACTGGACCGAACCAGTTGAGTTAAATATAACTTCACCTGTAAATGTAGCTCCAGCTAATAAAGCAAGACCTAGATTCGCTGCATTACTTGATCCTATTTCTAGCCAGCCGTTATTACTTCCATTCCTCATCTTCAAGAGGTTATTACTTGTATCCAACCAGAGCATATAAGCCACAGTTGTTGACGGTGCTGACGATCCAGAGTTCAGCGATTGAATTGCACCAAGAGCGTCATTTATGTCACTACGTACACTTGAGCCTGAGCCATTAGCTATCGAGTAATCGTGCTGTGACATTTCCTACCTCCAGTTCCTCATTAGTTTAGGCACCTCTGCCATAGCCTACCGCAGTCCAAGAGAAATTCTTGTTAATTGCTGACCCTCCTGAGTTTTTCAGGGTCACAGTGAATTGGGTTCCTGTAACTGTTCCCATGTCGATGTAATCACCGCTAGAGAGTCCATGAACAATAACAGAAACACTTGGTAGGTATGCTGTTGTGCTTCCACCTAAAGCAGAAGTCCCCGTCCAGAAAGGCTTAGTAAATGTAATTGTCTTAGCACTTGTGCCACTAGCAACAACGCCTGTACTGTGTTCCGTTCTCTGATCAAATCTTGCTTCATAACCTAACTGGTCAATCAACATATTTTCTGTTGTGTCTCCACTTGTTAGATCAGTTTTAAATTGAAAACCTCTACCACTAAATGTTCCATTCTTAAGTGAGACCCAACTGCCCCATGTTGGTGAACTACTTGGATCATCCGTTGTAGTACGAACAGAAAGAGAAGCATTAACAGAATCAATAACAGCACCATCCCAATCAGATCGAGCATCAACATCAGGCCAAACATCCATTAAATCGCTTGGTCTTAATCCTCTAGTAACAAAATATCTTTGAAGATCAAGAGCAAACGCACCACCTAAATCCAAAGTATCAGCAAATTGATAAGAGCCTGTAGCGTTTATATCTCCACCACTTGAAGTTAATTGAAGAGCATCAAGTGTTGCATCATATTCTGTATTTGTTTTGCTACCTGTAAATGGAGTTGGGCTAATTTGGTCATCTCTTTGATTTTTAACTAATAAAGTCTCTGCCTTTTGTGCTGCTGTTTGAATAATAACGCTTGTAGCATTTGCGCTGAAATTCCCCGAATCATCAGCAAACTTAACCAGAGTTTCTCCAGTCAGTTTTGGAATAATAACTTCTGTAGAAGCTCCCGCTATCGCATCAATTAAATCAACTGAGTTATTCCAAGTACCCGTTCCATCAGTCAAACTTGAATGACGAATATGAACCTTGCCTCCTACTTTTACATCAAGAGCAGTTGTTTGAGTCCATTTTAATCTCCCTGAGTTTGGACTTACATCTTCAAAAGTCAGACCAGCAACATCTTCTGGAACTGCTGTTTTTCCTAATAAGTTAAAAGTATTTGTTGCAAAAGGACTAGAAAAACCTAAATGGTTTGTTGCTTGAATTTCTGTTTTTAATGTTCCTACCTTTAATCTTTCAATACGAAGAGAAGAATCACTGGTTGTAGTAGAAATCCAATTATTATTATTTAACTGATAATTAACTCTATAATCCGTTGTTTGATCAGAAGCAGACCAATCTAATTCAAACGCTGTTTTAATACTTTGTCCATCTTGATATAAATGTTCTACACCAGAGACATTCGTTACAGCAGAAGGAACAGCACTTAAATTACTAATATCAGGGACGGAAAGTTCTTGATCACGATCTACTGCATCGTAAATACTACTGTTATAAACAAGTGCCGTGACTCCATAAGTGCTTTCATCAGCTTCCGTTACATTTAAAACTCTAAATTGTTGATATTGAATATCATCTGTTTCTATCATCCAAATAGCTTGAACTTGAGGTATCTCTGATAATGCACTCGTAAGAGTTACTTGTGTTCCACTAATTGATTGAACATCTTTCCTTTCTACTAAGCCAGAAGGTAGAAGAACCGAACAAACAGGGTTATTTGCTTGATCTATTGAATCAAAATCGGTATTACTATCAACAGTAAAAACAGTGGTAGATGTAACAGAAGAAATTCTTCCACCTCTTCTTTTTCCACTCTTAACAGGATCAGCAATGTCAATTACCATCCCAGGAGATAAAACAATTCCACTGTCTAATGCAACTCCAAAAGTAACTGTTTCAGTTAAATTTTGTTCACTAAGTAACAACCATTCTCCAAATCTGTGAGCTTGTCCTTGTGAGTAACATCCAACAGCTTTTGTTGTTTTATTAATAATTCCGTAATTACTGATTCCATCAGTATCTTCTACATATTCATGTTGAACTTCTCCAAGTAAATCGTAATCTTGCCATGCAACCGTAGCTGTTGTATGTCTAGCTTTCTGGGAAGACCCACTATAATTAAATATGCCATCAACGACATTTGAAGGATTTAAAGTATATTGACTATCCGATGGACTGTCTTGATTAAGTATTAACGATCCAGCTCCGTAATAACTAATACCTCTAAAGACAGAAGAAAGTTCATTGATGGCATCAAAGACTTCTAACCTTGAAGGTATATATAAATTAATAGAGAAACGTGGTTCGTTTCCACCTTTTCCATCAGGAACAAGCTCATTACAATATTTTGAAACTGTATAGAAATCCCATTTATCTAAAGAAGCTTCTGGAATGGATGCTCCGTAGCGGGTGCTTGTCATAAGATCCCATAACGCCCAAGCAGGATCAGCACACCATTGGGCAGCAGCAAAAGTACCGTTCCAAATGCCCGAATAAGTAAGCCTTCCTGTATTTGCATCGACTGAAGCATTAGAAGGAATAGATATTTTTAATCCTTTAACTAAATATCTTCTTTGCGGTATTCCACCGAAATTTCTAGAATCAAACCTCAGATAACATAAAGCAGAGTTTGGGTATCTAAATTTATCATCAATAATTTCTGTATAACTTGCCCAAAAAGTCTTGGTTGCGATTCTACTGGTTGAGTTATCTGCTGTAACTCTTAAAACTTTAATATCAACAGGAAAAGCACCATTTAATGTGATCATGTAATCACGCTGATAAGCGTTGCTACTTTTACCGCTAAAATGACATTCGTGAACTGTATTATAACCACCGCCATTGTATTGAAGTTGGATTCTTGCATGAACAGAAGTTCCAACAATAT